TGCAGTAAGCTGAGATCGGGCTAGATGTGCTAGGTGTTGTACGTCTTTGCAGTCTGTTTGCAAAATAATTACAGCGATTTAAGTCGTAAAAGCACATCGCCTGATCACAAGTTTCAGACGCTTGATCCCCTCCTATAATCAGAACCAAAACAAACACATGAATCACTTGTCATCCTACCGCCTCTAAGTTACTGTATTACCACAGTATCGGTGTCTTCAAAGAATAGCATAGTTCCTTCGCACACCATATTCCAATCTGGGCCTTCCTGCTCACTCCGAGATGGCACTTCTAGGATAACATGTCTAGCTAACCACTCCATATCACCTTGAAGCACTCGCCATACGTGCTCTTCGGTGCCCCTACCCGGTTGTCCTCGGGACTTGTTAAACCTTATGCGGTATTTTAAAGGCATTTTTAGTTTGTAATATCATGCTTAAAAGGGCATGACATAGCTGTTGTTATTTTTTTCCTTTCTTCATACTCTCTAGTAAATTTAAATGGAGTACCTTTTTCATAAATCTTTCTAAACTGCTCATTGGAAACCAAATGATTTTTTATAGTTATTTTACGGTCTGTTAAAGGGAAAAAATTATATATCGGCATTCCCGCATGGAATAAAAGGTCTGTTCCCTCATTCTCTCTAACAAGAAACATATTTATGTTAGTATTGGGTTGATATTTAAAATTTACTATTCCCGATAAAATACGAGCCGTGCTAAGGACATCAAACTGCCATCCCGGCTCTACAGCTAAAAAAGAAACGTCTTCGTCACAAGAAAAAAGCCAAGGGCTAGTTAACTTAAGGTGTTGATATAATAATGGATCAAAATGGTTGTTCGTTAGTTCAGAGGGATGAACTTCTATACCAGAACATTTGTCCGCATAGTGCCATTCATAGTCCAAAGTATTTTTCTTACCCGCCCTTATAAAAAGATCGCTCCATAGCGGTAACGTAATTCCGCGTTTAAAGTATTCTATAAAGGCCGGACACAGTTTAAGATTAACCGTGTCACGGTCTTCAATCGTTTCAAATTTAGGGGTTGAAAGCCCTTTAAACCACTTTGGAATTTGTTTTTTTGTTTCTACTATTGGAAAAAAGTTATACACATCCGCTCTATTGGTATAGCAATTCAAAACAATATCTTTTCTTTTTCTCCAAAACATTAATTTAACCCCCGGTCGGCAAAAACAGCGATAGAGTATCTAACCCCGTCGCCCTCTACCGGAGTGCATCCGTGAGTCGCCATACTTGGAAAAGTTACAGCCCTGTTATTTTTAAAAGGAATTATCCTATCCCCCAAAATAAAATCTCCTCCGCAAAAACGGTTGCCTTCTAGCATTATGACACTAGATATTAGAGAGAGGTCGATATGCTTGCGGTACTGATCCTGCGAACAATACTTATTAAGAAGAGTAAAATCACGGTTACTTTGACGTAAAAGATCAAAAATTAAATCAAATTCTGTCAGTGTACTTATGTACTCAGGGCTAAAAAGTTTCCTACAAGCGTTTAATATTGCAGAGTTTTTTCTATTATTAGAATATATTTCCTCTAAAAAAACTCCACTTCCATCTTTTAATATTTTATCCTCCGAAGAAAAAGCAGTATTTGTTTTGTCTGGGGCGGTTAAAAATTTATCTAACGTCTGTATTTCTTTTTTTACCAGAGTAAGTTCTTGGGGAGTGAAAAAATTATCGGTTACTGCATACGATATATTCTCATCTCTACGCAAAGTTGTTTCCATATTTTACTCGGGGCGTATGGGGAAACTTATATTTTCGGGGTTTAGGTTATTTTTTAATTTGTGCAATGCTTTTCGGTACTCTACCCATATTCTTTTTTGGGCTTTTGTAAGCCCAGAACCCGCAGAAACCGCCCATTCGGAACTAGCTAATTCAGCTTGAATCCTATTCTCCGCATCCTCTACAGGGTCTATGTTTGTTGGTTCGGCTAGTTCGGAAACGCTACCTTCTACTTCAACCCAACCCATGTCTGCATACGCATCGCCTAACCACGACAAATCATGAAGCCTATCTTTTACTCCCTTTAGGCCAAATATAGGCCCCCAATTTTCTGGTAATGCGGGGTATTTTTTTGAAAGCGGTTCGTTAGTAGAAAGCTTTTGTAGTTGCCATAGCATAGTAAAAATCCTTATATAAGTTAGGGGGCTTTTTGTTTTTTCGCTTTAGCCCCAACTGAAGCCTTGGTTTGTTCACCCATGCCTACTTCTAAAGGGTCTCCTTCAACCCTTCTCCCTACACCATCATCTAGCTGTTGCACGGACTCTTTGGTTAAGTGTGGAGGATGACCAACACCCGGAGGATTTATTCCTCTATAGTGTTCTAGCTCTTCTTTGGACATTTCCCATCCCCGCCAACTAGAAAAGTCTTGTCTTGGCATAAGGTGTATGTGGCAGCCTACATTCGCAGCAAGTTGATGTATAAGTTCGATAGTTTCAACTGGTTGTAGAATTGCCCAAATCGTACCATGTACAGAGCGCATGTTTAGTTCTGTGCAACCACCAAAAGCACTCCCGACAGAATATGCTCTTGCTCTACATAAGTCTGCTTTTCTATCTAGCAAATCTAGTTCGGCGCGTAGGGCGTCTAATTTCTCATCGTGCTCTTCCCCAAAACCAGCCGTTGGAATTTCTCTTTCTTCGCCTGTTGCTACCGAACGTATTGTTCTACGCTTTTTTGCAGTAGTTTTCTTTTTTCCCGTTGCCATTTTACACCTATTACTCCTATTGAGGGTCCCAACTAACTGTTATATAACCATTAGTTCCGGGGGCTATAGAAATAGGGTAGTTCGCGCCCGGGGTTACACTTACACAATTATAAGAGGTAACATTGCCTATGTTACCTGCGCCGCCCGGATTGCCCGGATTGGCCGGAGAAGCACCTTGGCCTCGCCCGCCGCCACCGCCGCCACCACCAAGACCAGTACAAGACCCAAGGATCATACGGCCACCTCCACCGCCACCACCACCCGCTCGGTAGTCACTGGTTGAGCCACCGTTGTTACCAGTAGCAGTACAACTGTTTGCGTACCCCCCTCGCCCTCCGCCCGGGGTTCCGGCGTCGCCCCCTGATGGGAAGCCCAAGCCGGGAGATGCGTTGAGTCCGCTATTGGTTACACCGGCTCCCCCACCACCTCCACTACCAGAATTTCCGGGAACGCCGGAGCCTCCGCCCGGATTCCCCCTAGAACCACCTGAACCAATGGCATATCCGCCTCCGTTCATGAAACAAGAAACAGGAAAAGGAAAGAAAGGTATAGTACCGCCGCTGCCACGATTACCTCCAATACCTGAATTAGCACCGCTGCCGCCGTTACCTTGATTGCCTGCGTTACCTCCGGGAAAAACACGACCAAGGGGCGCTATATTAGAAGTGTTTCCCGGGTTTCCACTACTACCCGCAGTTCCCGGATTTCCACTACTACCACTATACCCATTATTTCCGGGTGAGCACGTGCCCCCACCAAACCGTGACTGTGGAGACGAAACATTACCCCCGGTCCCTCCAAGATAGCCGTATGCGCTACAATCATATTTACCTCCCCCTCCGCCCCCTCCGCCCGAGCCTCCGCCACCCGGTCCGGGTTGTGCTCCCGGGGATGCGTTGCCCGGATTGCCCGCGTTTCCGGGGTTGCCTTGCGACCCTCTACCGGAAAGACTTACTATGGAAACACCCGTTGGCACCGAAAAAGTACCCGAGTCGTTAAAAGTTTCAGTTCCACCGGGGACAATGTTTATCCCCGCACCCAAAACACCAATTTTTCCTGAACCTATCGGCATTATAATTTCTCCTGTACACGTGCAGTGGATAACTTAGCTCGTCCATCAAGTTTATACTCCGAAAAAGAGCCGTTGTTATCTACATAATGCAACATTATTTGTGCGGTTGCTGTACCCCCGCATTGGATCATGGGGTTTCTCCAATGCGGTACTTCACATCCTTTATATACTACAGCATCTCCGGGAGATAAAACTATTTCTACCGGTTTACCTTCCAAAGAAAGCATCCATATAGGCCATTTTTCCCCCGCGTAGTTTATATTTACGGTAACACTGTACTCACATGAAGGTCGATCTGTGTGTTTCTCTAAAGAGTCTTCGTCTACGTAAACTCTAGCAAAAGAATAAGTAGGGCTTAGGCTCTTTCCTGTGATTTCTTGTAGGTGTTCTAGCTTATTTTCAAGCAACATTTCGCCCATAGGGTCGGCGTATGTATAATATTCACTGGCTTCCCCTAGACTAGGGTCAGCATTATTTTTCCGTACAATAAACTCCCCTCTTGCTAACTTATTTTCCATGTACTTAGAGAGTATTGTTAGCGACTCCGCATCAAGAAAGTTTCTTTCTATGGTATACCCTAAACGGGATATATTATTATTATCCATCACAATGAAACCACCCTGTAAGTATGTATTTTACTCCATCGTTGTACACCGGATTTCCTCTGTGCGGATGAGTAAACGCTGCGGGCCAAAAAACGGCAGTATTCTGCACGGGAGCTAGTTTAATTTGTTGGTATAAAAATTCTGTTTCCCCGTTTTGGTCGGGGGCTAACGTGTTTAAATAGACCATGTAAACCAAACATCTTGTTGCCTGTTCTTCACTACCACCTTGCTCCGCATGCCAAACATGGTACCCTCCGCCTTCTCCGACCCTCTGCATTTTTATTTTATTAGCCGTTACTTTGCCTTGTTTTAACGAAGAATATTTTTCGATATAATCTTCGTAACATCGTTGTAGACAATCCCAAATTAAGGCGTGGGGGCGTTTACCTTCAAAGTCTGGCATGTTTGAATATGTAGATATACTTAGAGCCTCGTCTTCTTTTTGTAACTTATCTGCGCCTTCAGATTGTTGTCTATTATAAGTAAACCCATCATTAAGTTCTTTTTCAAAATGCAAAATTAGAAACTCACAAAAATTTTCTGGGAAGACGTTTCTGTATGTTTCTATAAAAGAAAGATTTTTCATCTAAATTGTGGTCCTGAAATCCATGTAACTATAGTTTGCCTAGTGCCTTTTGTAACTGGAGTAACCTGATGCAAAGTCCAAGATGGGAAAACGGTTATGTGTCCTCGTTTTTTATTTACGGTAGTCGGCTCTCCGCAAGTTAGTATCTGCAAATTACCGCCTTCATAATCTGAAGGGTGAGATAGCTGTAAAACCAAGGACAGCTTTCTTGATGTCAAAGCGGGAGACCCAAAATCTTGGTGCCACCGGTACATACCTTGTTCTTCTGAGTTATAATTTGTTAGCTGTAAAGGCTCCCCAAATCCAGTAAGGTCAAATTGGTAGAATCTAGCGTTTAATTGCGATACCACATAAGACAATTTTTCGTATACCCAAGTGACTTCTTCGTTTTTTGGTAGCCAGCCTACTTTCGACCTTCTAACTTTTTCTAGTTCATCTTCAGGTATATTTCCGTTGCCTACATTAGCTCTATCTTTTTGTTTTAAAACTAAACCCTGTAAGATGTCTAACTCTTTTTCGGTAAACGCATCGTCCCACCAACATAGCCCCGTTTCTTGGTTTGATGTAGGTGTAATAAAATGCTGCATTAGTTAGCCTCTATAGCAGACAAAGTAAAATGTAAAAAACTCGTTGCATCTTTAGTTTGACTGGGGTTAAGTCTGTGGGGTAGCCACGAAGCAAAATATAAAATTGTACCCGGAACTATGTTGTTAAAATGTATATCAGATATTGCCGGGGTAACTTCTTCGCCAAAAACAGGCCTTAAACTACCCATTTCTTTACCTGCTCTGGGGTCAGAAAAAATAGGATACGCGCCTAACTCGGGTGTCTCTAAAAAATATAGCGCACACATCACTGCATCCCTGTGAACGTGCGTAAAGTGATTTCCCCCTAAGTAAAGTTTTTGCCCCCACAAAGCAGGCTTATATTGGTATGAGTTAACGTCATACCCTTCCTTACCCAAAGAATCCACACATTCAAACATTAAATCTTCTTGCACTCCAAAAACCTCTTCATTGTTTAACAAAGAGGTCTGGAAGATTTGCGTATCAAAACTACAGTCTCGGGCTTCTGCTTCTACCCGATTGAGTAATTTTATTGTTGCTTCTACCCATTCAGGCTTTTCCTCCCTGTATATAAACGAAGGAAAATAACTAAACGCGCTTTTAATCATCCAAATTTACAAAAGCAGATAGAGAAGTAGCAAGCGTCGTAATTTGCTCGGCGGTAATATCTGGAGCACCTGCATCTGCGTTTCTGTAATTCTCAAGAACTACTGCCTGCGCTATACGCAATGCTTCTATCCTATGTTCTCTACTGCGCTCAACTATTCTCGCCTCTGTGCGAGCAGACTCCATAGCTTTTTCATAGTCTATTTGCGCTTGTTGTTCTGCTGTTAGTGCCATTTTAGTAGCCTCCTAGGCTGTCTTAAATTAAGTCGTTAGGTCTGCCATTGGTATGCTGACATACCAGTTTGTTCCGCCGTCTGGCGAGAAAAAGAACCAAATGTCTGTTGAGTTTGCAGTTGTTGTTCTATCTACCGAACCGCCCGGATATTTAAATGTACCGCCTGCAAACGCAACTGTTCGGCTTGCCGTAGCGTCGTTAGTAAGAACCAATGTAAACGAGGTTGCTCTATTAGCGGTGCTGTTAGGCGTAGCTAAAGTAATAGTGGCATTGCCATTCAGGGTAGCAGTAAATACGTTACCGTCGTCACAGTCAATAGTTACGGCTGTTCCAGTATTGCCAATTGCAAGTACGCGGTCAGAGAATACGCCAGACATAAAACTTGATGTAACATTAAATTCCCCCGTGCCTTTAGGAGTTATGTTTAAACCTACGTTAGTGTCATCGCCAGAAGGGGTAATCGTGGGGTTGCTGCCCGTAGCGGCATTAGCCAATGTTATTTCGTTAACCGCAGAGCCTGTAGCCGTAAAGTTAAGTATTTGGTTGGCACTTGCGTCGTTAATTCCAGTTGTTATTGCGGGTGTAGTAAGAGCAGGGCTTGTGTTAAACACTGCGACACCCGTGCCTGTCTCGTCCGTTAAAGCCGTTATAAGGTTTGCGCTAGAAGGTGTACCTAACCAAGAGGCAACTCCTGCACCGAAAGAAGTAATTCCCGTACCGCCGTTGGCGACAGGAAGAGTCCCGGTTACATTAGCGGTTAGGTCAACATAAGTAGTTGAAGTAGAACCCGTACCGCCGTTAGCTATAGGCAGTGTGCCTGTAACCTGAGAAGTCAGATCGACATTAGCCAGTGTACCGCCAAGTGTAAGGTTGCCCGAGCTAGTCACTGTGCCCGTCAGAGTAATGCCGTTGACTGTGCCCGTTCCGCCTACACTTGTTACCGTACCACCAACTTCTGTGGGGTTAGCGTTAAGCACTGCTGCGCCTGCGCCCGCACCGTCTGTGACGACCATGACCTTAGAGCCGTTGGCCACGTCTACCGTAGCGCCGGAACCCTGCTTGATCGTAATGGTCTGACTGCCGGAAGTGGCGTTTTCGATGATCCACGTCTTGGACACCGTGTTTGGACCAAGCGTAACTTCACGAGTAGCTGTCAGGTCCACCGCCGAAGTGAACTTAAGGTACAGCGAGCGCGTGGCATCTGCTGTCGCATCCGGCATGGTAAAGGTTTCGTTGGCGTCTGCCGCCATTTGCTTCGTGCCGTAGCTGAAACCGTCGGTAATTAGCTCAAGGTTAGTGTTGGTACTGGTTCCCCATGTGCCACTTTCATCGCCAGTGGCGATTTCTTTGAGCCGTAAATTATTTACATAAGTAGCCATCTTGGCCTCCAGTTCTTAAACTAAGGTGCTGCCCCCGGCAGCAGGGACGCTTGTCGCGTAAATCTTTGTATTCTGACGCAAGTTTAGGGCTTCACCGCAATCAGAACAAGTGTCAGCGCTTAATTCCGCTTCATCTATATCATGCCCGCAGTTAGCGCAAACCACTTCAATTTCGTGCTTGGGGTCTATCGAATCGCCCAGTTGTACTGCCTCGTTTACTTTTTTCATGTTTCTTCCTATGCTGCGATTTTTGTCCAAGTAGTTCCGGGGTCAGGAACTATACGGCCCCAGACTAATACATTGCCTACTTCGCCCGTAGCCTGTACGCCAATGGCGTATACATTTGCATCGGCTGTCTCGGTTGTCTCGCCTAGTGCTGTAGTACCCTGAACGCCGGTGACGTTGACGTTCTGTTGGAGCAGTACCGTAATATTGCCCAGTGTAGCTGTGGCTTGCAGACCTGTAGCATCGAGAGACGAATCCCCGATTATTTCTACGTTGCCCGCTGTAGCGGTTGCGGCTA